TCGAACCTACGATTACCGAATTATGAGTTCGGGGCTTTAACCAACTAAGCTACTGCCGCTTGTTAGTATATTATAACCGTAATGTGCCTGCCAGTCAAGGACATCCTTCATATCATTTATGAGAGGCTGTCCTTTAATATTTAAACTAGTATTTAATAATACTGGAACACCAGTTTGTAAATAAAACTTATTCAATACTCTATATAAACCAGGGTGTTGATCTTTTGTAACAGTCTGTACTCTTGATGTACCGTCAACATGTACTACAGAAGGAATTTTTTCTGGCTGCAGGCACTTAACTGTATACTGCATGTAAGGGCTTTCAAAATCCATATCAAACCATTTAGAGGCATGCTCAGATAGTACTACTGGTGCAAATGGTCTAAACATCTCTCTTTGCTTTATTACATTAACTTTATCTTTAATTAATGGATCTCTTGGATCTGCCAAAATGCTTCTATTTCCTAAAGCTCTTGGACCATATTCAGCTCTACCTGATGCTACTGCTACAATTCCATCTTTTAATATACCGTCAACAATTTGTTGAACAGGATACTCTCCTGCCAAGTCGTGGCCCAGGTAAGGACCTTTCCAATTAAGATGCTTTCCATATAGTGCTGCTGCTGCACCCAAAGAACTTCCAGCGTCTCCTGGGTTTGGCATTATCCATATCATATCGAATATATTCCACAGTAGAGAGTTTGCAGAAGAATTTAAGGCACAACCTCCCATAAATACTAAATTATTTTTACCAGTAATTCTTTTTGCCATACGCATAAATTCATTTAGTCTTTGTTCATATACAATTTGAACTGCTGCTGCAATATCAAACCTATCTTGATCAGTAATTACCATTCCCCAGTCATTAATACCTTTATGAAAGTTATACTTCTGTTCATCATATTTTGGGAAATACTCATTTACTTCTTTATAATACCTTTTCCAATCACCGTATCCAGCCATGCCCATCATAATGTATTCTTCTTGGTTTGGCATAAGCCCAAGCAGTTGTGTGAATGCGGAGTAGAATAGACCAAAACTTACTGGGTAGTTTTGTTTGTACTTGAGTCTAATCTTTTCTCCTTGGCCCACCCACACTGTTGAAGTGTTGTACTCTCCAATTGAATCTAAAACAACTATGCATGCATCATTAAATGAGCTTGTGTAATATCCAGATGCTGCATGAGAGTAATGGTGCTTAAAGTAATGTACTGGTATATTCATTGGGAAGTTTGGCTTCCAGTCTCCTGCTCCTCCATGAATAAGAATTCTGGACCTTTTTAGTAATGGCTTTTCGTAGTATGCAATTGCATCTGGTGTTCCATAATTCAATGCATCTAAAATTATCTCATTATTATTATACCAATCATTTTTCTTTTTACTATATCTTTCTGCATGTCCAGCAAACAGTACCTCTCCATCTTTAATTAAAGATACAGATGCGTCATGAGATGTTTCATTTATTCCTAATATAATCATTAGTATATAAACTTATCTTTATTATTCTTTTTTATAAAGATTGATTTAATTTTTTTAAAAAATATATATACAAAATACTGTATCTTAATCTTCATCAAAGTCTAGGTATCCAAATTCTTCTAAATCTTGTAGTGGAATTATTCCTTTTTCTTTAGCCTGCTCAAAACCTTCTGGAGTAAAATTTAAAGTAGCGTTAAGGTTTTCATCATATTCTACCTGCATTAAATCTGAATCCATTAATCTTAAAAGCTCTTCGTCTACATACTCTTCGTGCCGTTTCCATAACTCTGGAGCCAATTCTTTAGTTGTAGATTCATTTAACTCAAAGATAGCTTCTCCATCATCCGTAAAACCAGCAATTCGTATGGCGCCTATCTCAATGTAGTGTTGAATCTTTGATAATACAAACTCTTCATCTTCTTCAAAATCATTCACTGGTATCCACCTTTTTATTAAAATTTTGTTCGACTATGCCCTGAACATATTCGGAAAAATGTTTTCTTATGCTGCCAGGTGGTCTCTTGCCAATATCAGACCAAACTCTTTTATACTCATGAATGTTGTCAAATGTCGTTGGGCATACAAGGGTGCCCTCGTAATCCTTTAATCTTGTTGGCAAAGGAACGTGCTTGCTGCAGCACTTACATTCTTTAGCTTTTTCTTGATATATACTCATACTATTTCCATTCCACTTAGTGCATCAGAAAGATCTCTTGGCATTTGAGAAGGTGCTCTAATTAAATTAGGGGCATCTGCTGCAATAGATTCTCTATACTGTTTCTTGACAGATGAATAATCATGAACTTCTATATCTCCAAATGCCGACCTGGTTAAACTAATTGCATTATATATAGACCCGCAAACTGCGTCAGCTAAGTCCTTAGAACCTTTTCTGGGGTGATCAACCTTATCACGCATAATTCTTAACTCTAACAATTCATCTACGAGTAATGGTATGTGTGGTCCTTTTAGTCTTTCTTCTAAAACAACCATCGCCATATCATCGTAGTGTTTTTTAGCTACAGATAATGTTTCGGTATTTATTCCATACTGCTTAAGCTGCTGCATCATATCATGAGAGTTCCATCTGTCAAATGTGCATATTCTAATGTTAAACCCTCTGGATCTTAGAGATAAAATATAGTCTCTAACCTCGGCAAAGTCTACTGACTTATCCGATGTGGGTGTCCAGTACATTACAGCATCCACCTTAACAATTGGGGCTGGTTGAGAGTAAGTGTCTGTAACTTTTACGCTAACAAATTTTTCAATATGGGCCATAGATACAGCACAATGGTCATGCTTTTGAGCTAAGTCAACATGTATGTAGTAATCTTTGTCTTCTTCTGGAAGGAACCATTCTTCAAATCTTCCGAACCCATCTACAGCTATTGATAGATCGTTAAACGCCATCTCAATTTTTTCACGAGACTTAAAAAATGCATCAATTGCTTCTGGTGGCATGCAAGCAAATCTTCCTAGGGCATCTGTTACGTCTCTATAAAATGCAATTTTAAAATCTTCTATGCTTCTTGTTGGATTAACTTCCCATGTTGGCCTACGTATTGCATAAACTCTTGGATACTTATAAGATACAATGTGATCTTCATCCCAAAATATATCAAACTCGTTTCCGACTGTATTCTCTGGAAGGTCTTGATCTAATTTAAATCTATGCGATCTCGATATAACTTCTTTTTCTGAAATAATTTCATCATATCTTTGCTGAATGTAATCATTCTTAAAGCGTGGGAACGAAAGAAGAATTACCTTTCCGTAATCTGGAAAGCGAGAATCTACAGAGGCCCTGTACATGTCATATATACCACTTGCAGTCTTTGCTTGATCGTGACCGCTTGTACTGTCTAGAGCAAAGCCTGAAATCTCATCAAGTACCGCTACAAGAACGTTATAACCTTCAAACGCTTCTCTTTCTGAGTGTCCAGAATAAACAGTAACATTCTTATCAAATTTTATTTCTGAAGCTTTTTCAAAGTACTTTCCTATGAACCACGGTGAATGTGTTACTCTATTTTTAAATCCTTTAAAAAATACATTGTTTGCTTGCTGAGCGTTAATAGCTATGTTAATAATATCAATTGAGTCACCTGGAGGCTTGCCATAATAAGATGCTGGGTCTTTAAGGCACAATAGTAAATATACTATATAAGCTACAGATATAGTTGAGCAATAATCTTTTCCGCTACCCTTACCCAATTGAGCAACAACCTCATTGCATGTTTGCTTATATCTTAATGATCCTTCTTTTTCTCCGAATAGCTTAATCAAAGTTGACTCTTTATATATCTGAGAGGATTTTTCTATAAGAGTATATTGATTATCAGATAACTCAGGAAGACCTAGATAGTTTTTATCTGTTACGAACGTTCTTAAATCGACAGGTCTTTCTTCAAACTCTTCTCCGTCAAGTATATCAATGAGGTCATCAAAATTAAATTCCACTGACTTCCTCAATAATCTCTATATGCTCAACAATTCCAGTAATTTGTGATAGACGCTTGGCCACTTCCATTTTACACTTAGGGCAAGTTGCAGTTACTTCTTTTAGAATCTTAACTAAGACTTCTTGCTTTCTTTCCGCCTCTGCTATTTGTCCTGCCATTTCAGCGTTATCTAATAGACCGACTTCCTGCAGCATGCCAATTCTTTTTCCTTCAATATCAGCAATTAGTTTTAGCGCTCCAGATTTAACACTAAGCTGGCCAGCCTGATCTGCATCTTCAACTGTCTTCCAAGCTTCTTTGATAAGCATTGCATAGTGCTGGTCTGCTCCAGAGATAGCCTCCTTAGCACGTTCACGGGCTGATGTGTCGTTGTGTACGACGCTCTTCCACTCATCTATCAAACCAATAACATCTGCCCTCTTAAGGCCTGTCAGGGTGGCAATTTGGGTAGGGTTGTTTCCTCTAAGTAGTTCTTCAACTACTTTGTTCATGCGATCAAAATGATCAGCTAATTCAATTTCCATATAGGTATATTATACTTCTAGTCGACTGAAATAGCAAATTCTTTGGCAACTTTTAGCAATATTAGATATCCAATTAGATCATCAATATCATTATCTCCTGGGTATTCTTCACCCTTAATAAGTCTATTTAGTTTATCATCAATTCTAACGTATAGTTGCTCTCTTGGTCCCGCCTTTGAAAATATACGAACTGGATCTAGGGCTGAGTTTCCATATGATATATTCTTTTTAATTAGCATGTGAGCAATATCAAGGCAGGTTGTTAAAATTTCATGCCCTGCTTCAGTTCCAACTGTAAGCAAATAAAGGTCGTCATATTTAAATACTTTTGAATCTTCAAAAACTGGTTTCGCTTTCATTTTATTAAACCCTTTTCTTTTAAAGCTCTATATATGGTCATAACAGTTACGCCACATTCTTGTGCTATATTTTCCATAGTCTTTTTTTGAACTACATACCTTCTATAAAGCCATTCTTTATTCTTGTACAATTTCACAGATGGTCCCACCTAAAATGCTTTCTATATTCTTCTAATCCAATTACCTTTGGGTCTACCCACCAATCTTCTGATTCAGTTCTAACAACTAATGAGTAGCCTAGGGAGTCAAGTATTTCTCTCTGAACGTCTCTCATTACATAATTTCTCCAATACATGTTTGCATCGTGCTCAAAGGTAATGGCTGTAAACCTATATGAATTTAATGGCACTGCCAATAGTCCATGCAAGCTTGTATAAGCACTTCCATCTGGCCTTCCACTTTTTCTATATCCAGAATCTATATCAATCTGCAAATAATCTATTTGTTTTGGAAAATCATTTTCTTCAAAATAAGAAATATAATTAAAGTCTAGTGCATCTCCCATGCATGGATTGGATCTATTTTCATTAAACTCTTTTCTAAGGTCTTCCTTTATTTCAAAAGAAACTCCCTTCCAATCAAATTTATTTTCTAACTTATTGGTATTGCTTCCATTTTTTGAATGAAAGGCCCCAAGCTCAACATAGTATCCTCCCTTTTTGTTTCCAAGCAGGTCTAGAACAAAATTCTCTTGCTCGCTTCCATTATTCCATGTATCTGTCATTTATTTGTCAAAACCTCTCTAGCATAATATGCGATGCCAAATGCATCAGCTACATCAAAATCTTCTACAGATAGACCATACTTTTTATTAAAATAATCTGCTGTTCTTTGCTTACGCATGTTTCGTAACTGGTTTTTATACCATGAGTCTGCGTATCCTGGATTTGCTAGGCGTATTGACGCCTTCTCTTCCTTAGTGGGATTCTTGTTCCCAATATACGCTTGCCAAGAGCTGGGAGATATAGTAATAACTGAAGCGCCCGTAGACATAAGCTCAGCAATAACAACACCATAAACATATGACAATTTTATCACAGCATCAGGTGATCTGACAAGTATGGCACCCTCTATTGCAATATAATCACTCTTTAATTCATCTAGCATCATAGCAACTCTAGTTTTAGCATTATAAATTTTTTCATATATATCGTTACCAACTAGATTAATCTTTCCCCATTTAACTGGCTTGTCTCCCTCAATAAGACAAAATGCAACAGAAGAAGTTGAAGCATCTATACCTAAAACCCTGCTTGCTCTAGTTCTAGATAGCTTCGCCAGCGTCATTTATCATCCTCAATATTTTATTTCTATCAGACTTAGAGTTATCTTTTTCACATTTAGAGCATATGTCTAGGGTGTTATACCTACTTAAAGATGCCTTGCATGACTTGCAGTATCTTTTTTGTCCAGACCTAATTGCTTTTTTCTCATAATACTTTTCCATAATCTTTTTATTGGTTGCAATCCTGCAACAATCATCTCCACAATATTTCTGATTATGAGTTTTTGGAGTAAACTCTTTGCCATTTTTACAATCTAAATTAGCGCATATCATTATAAAGGAACCTTAAATCTTTCTATTTGAACAGTTCCAGTAGGAGTATCTTTTGAGTAGCATTCCTTTTTAATTGGGCAGTAGGTGCACGGCATCTTAGTTTTTGTTGCACCTTCTGGCTTCATTGGAAGGTCACCATCTTTAAAATTATCCCACACTTCTCTCATCCAAAGAAATGTGTCTTCGATAATCTTTGTGTTTCTCTCATTCATTGATACTGGAATTATTAATATTTCTTGAGTATTTTTATTCTCATAAAGAAAAAACCCCTCTTTGGCATTTTTAAGCTTCATGTATGTTAATAGCTGAAGCAAGTGGTTCGGTGAAGGGCTCATCTCAGCCTGCCTTGTATCCCAAACCTCTTGCTTTGCTGTCTTGATTTCACCAATTACGGTTTCATTGTCATATTCCATAATTAAATCAATGAACCCACGTATTGGTGGATATTCGTTTATAATTTCTTCTTCTTCTGCAACCCACTGTGGCATAGTTTTAATTAAGTTCTGAAGTCTCTCATGGGCCTGGGTACCCTGAGCCATGTTAGCGACTGCAACAGCATCATTATTGTCAATAAAGACTGCGCCAGAAAAAGCCATATACCAATACCTTGGGCATGTTCCATGACCATATCCTAAAGAGCTTGGGCTAAAAGACTTTTTAGTCATTTCTCCATCTGCTCTTTTAGTATTTTTATATGACTCATCAAGCATTGATGCAAAAAGCTCTGGGTCAAAGAATTTGCCAGTATGCTTTTTAAACTTTAAATTTTTAACTATGTTTCTACCCATTACAAATTATACCTAACGACATACTTAAGTGCATCTACAAGTTTGTCTATGGACTCCTTTGCTG